GTTTTACAATATAACGATCAAGCAAGGGCGCAAACTTCAGGAACATTATTGGCAAGTCAAGGGTTGAATGCTGATTCAATCACAGATGAAACAGCAACACGATTTAATGGCGTTCAGGAGGCCGGTACAGCCAAGGTAGAGCTAATGTGTCGTAACTATGCCGAAACAGGATTTAGAAAGCTATATGAGGGTATTGCTTGGCTTGTGTCGCGATATCAAGACAGTGCAACAGAGTTTCGTGTGTTAGGTAAGGCTTTAACGGTCAACCCTAAAGGGTGGAAGTATAACCATTACGTTGAAACCAGTGTTGGCTTAGGCGCAGGAGATAATGAGACATTAATCGAGGCAAGGCAGGGGATTTATACTTTACAGCAGCAACTTAAGGCGCAGGGTTCCATGTTGGTTGATGATGTAGGTATCTATAAAAACTTAATAGGATTAATGGATGGTGTTGGTTTGCGTCAATCAGAGGGTTTGCTTAATAATCCTGAAGAGGATGCTGAGCTAGTTATGGCTCATAATGAACAATTAAATAAGATGGTGTTAGAGTTACAAGAGCAATTACAGCAAGTGCAAAACCCACTGGCTGAAGCTGAGCAGATCAAGCAAGAGGCATTTTTAGTTAAAGCACAAAGTGATGCACAAATCAAAGTAGCACAGTTACAGTCTAATAATGAACAATTTCAAGCTAAACTAATAGCTGACAGCAAGAAAGCTAGTGAAGATTTAGCACTTAAGTTAACCGAGCTAGAGCTTAAAGCAGGCCAAGACTTAAACGGTGCTATGCAAGATAACATGCTAGTATTTGACCCAGCTACCGGAGATTTTATTTAATGCAGCCAGTAAATGTTAAGGGTTACGGTGTTGTCCCTTTTCCGGATGATATAAGTGTTGATGAAATTCGTGCCACTTTGCGGAGAAGATATACAGATCTAGCTGATAACGATTTATTGCAAGGTGCTTCAGAATATGGAGCGCCAACAGGTAATGTAGCAGCACCTTATAATCCAAGCTTAATGGAAAGGACAGCTCAGGGTATAGGTGGGGCATTATATGACTCAGGCATTATATCTAATAGGGCAGGCGCACAACAGATAGGTAAGAATGTAACAGCTATTGGTGAGTTATTGCCGGGTATTGGTGATGTAGCAGCGGTTGATGATACTATTAGAGCTTATAACAAAGGCAACTATGGTGAGGCTGCTTTAAATGCTGTTGGTGTTGTGCCATTACTAGGCGATGCTGCTATATTTGCTGGTGTTCTAGCTAAGAATGCTGACCTAGGCGCATTACGTAAGGCTAAGTTATTAGAGGATACAGGCGCAGACCGTAACAGGATATGGAAAGAAACAGGTTGGGTTAATGATAATGGTGACTGGAAATTTGAGATAGATGATAGTAAATCTATCTTTGATATTAGTGGTGAGGACTTAGCAAATAAAAATGTAGACTTGCAATTTGCTTTGGCTAGCGATAAGGCCGGAGCTGCTAAGTATGCTAAGTCAAAAGCATTAGAGGCAGGCTTAATAGGTAAGTATGGTAGTGATTACGCTGATGATTGGAGTAAGATACCAGACGTTGAAGCCGAGGAGTATTTTGATTCACTAAACCAAATACCCGACACTATAGGTGATATACTATGGTCTATTGATGACATTAAAAGCGGCAATGTATCATCAAGCGGCAGTAAACCAAACCAGTTAGCAAGTCTTAAGAACGCACTATTTCATGATGAGTTGTATTCAAATTACCCTGATGCTGGTGACATAACACTACAGTACAATACACTGGGACAGCAAGCAAATGAGGCAGGGTACAACCCAATCAGAGACAAGATAGAGATAGGTAACTCAAGATATAGTGATATAAAATCACCTACTACGCATGAAGTGCAGCACGCCATACAGGAAAGAGAGGGTTTTGCTAAGGGTGGCTCACCTATAACGTCCCGTAGTTATGAGGGCGGCGAAGCTGGAAACCTATACAATACAGCGGCAGAGCTTAAAGCACTAATTGATGAAGGTACGCAAATATCAGAAATACAAGATATATATAAAGGCATGCCAGAATCAAAGCTTGTAGATAAAATAATAAATGAAACAGATTTACTGACTGGCGGGTTAACTTCAAAACAACTAACTAGTAAAGCAGAGTTTGAGGCATACCAAAGACTAGGCGGTGAAGCAGAGGCGCGTAACGTACAAACAAGACTAGACATGACACCTGACGAGCGTAGAGCTACGCCACCTTGGGAAACTTTAGACGTACCAGAGGATGAGTTAATATATCGCGGTGGTAGTGGTGTAAGCAAAAGCCAAGCACCAGTAGATGTAGCAAGCAGTATTAAGCCAGCAAGAAAAACAGAAAGACTTTACCATGCTTCACCTGTAGACTTTGATGAATTCGACCCGTCAAGAGTTGGGGATAGAATGACATCACTAGGCTTAGGCCATTACTTAACACCAGACAAAGCAAAAGCTAGTCAGTACGGTGATAACTTAATGGAGTTTGATGTAGACACTACTGATATATTTGATTGGAAGAACCCTACAACAACGCAGCGTAATGAGATAGAAAGTAAGCTATTAGATATTGTACCAGAGGAAAGGATATCTCACCTTGGAGCTAATAAGGTGGAGGTAGTACCAAGAAATAAAGAAGGGATAGCAAGGTTCAATGAGTTAAAGGAGCAAACGAAGGGCGCTTATAATGACTCAGCAAAGGCTAGACTGTTAACACCAATAGAAGCAAAGGCAGAGATACCAAGCTTTGATACAGAGGGTGGCAATGTCGCTATCAAGTGGATGCAAGGCGGAGACCTTAAAGGCGCAAACAATGAACAGCTAATGACATTGATGAATGAGTATTCACCTAACCTGATAGAGAACTTAGGTTACAAGGGTGCTAGATTTGGCGATGAGGTAGCATTATTTGACCCTAAGCTAGCAACCAAGATTAACAAAACAAACCAAGCACCGGTAAATGCAGCAAGAAATATCAAGCCAATGGGTGGTAAAAAACTAATAACCAATGGCGGTGATTAATATTTTGAGTTGCCAAGCGGTGAAATAATTACCGACACATAATGACTAACACGAAATTACAAGGGTTTATTTGATGCCAATAGTAGATATTAAAGGGGTTGGTCGGTCTAGATTCCCTGATGACATAGATAAGGATGATATCCGTAAGTTTTTACGGGATAAATACTTTCAGGAAGTTGTTGCTGGAGGAAGCAATAGTGACTTACTAAGTCCATTTACCCCAAAAAGCATGGCTATTCCAGTGGAATCAACTGTGACAGAAAAAGTTGGATCAACCATTAGTGATATATTATACAACACAGGGATTACAACAGACAGGAGGCAGGCAGACAGGTTGGGTGCTGGTGTATCAGAAGTTGGTGAGATGCTGACCCCACTTGGTGATTTGGCTGATGCTGATAGCGCTATTAGAGCTTATAATCAAGGCAAGTATGGAGAGGCTGCCACACTTGGTGGTTTGTCTGCCTTAGGTGCTTTAGGCCCACTTGGTGATGCGGTTAAAGGTGCAGGTAAAACCCTATTCAAGACTCACAATGTAACTGAGGCAGGACTTAGAAAGGCTGATGAATTTGGTGGTATACCAGTTCCATCATTAGCTATAGCAGATAGAAGTGCAGGGTTTGATGACTTTGGCGAGATATCATTGATAGGAGAGAAAAGTTCATTTGCTAAAGACCCTACATTTGCTAGTGATGTTTACTCACCAAGAACACCAAAGGTAACGCATGATATAGATAGAGCAGCGGCTAGAGCTGAAGCATCAAGAGTTTCAGGTGATGTAGACCCTAGGATTGATAGCGGCTTTGACAGTCAGTTTGAAGCAAGTAATCTTGAGGATGATATAACTAGACTTGAAAGCTCAGCAGGAAACAAGGCGGCATTCCTGAGTACGATAGGTAAAGCAATTAACCCTGACAAGTTCACAAGTAAGCCAGCTAAATTTAAAGAGCCAGAATGGGTTAAAGAGTTTGGTTTTGATTTGGACAGCCCCGTAACATTTAAGAGCTTTGATGAACCAGAGTTTACACAGAAAGCAGATGCCTTTTTATCCGACTTAAACCCTGAAAGAGATGTGCCGGATTGGTGGGATAATGGCGAAATGACCAGAGAGGGTAAGAAAGTTGTGCTAGGGTCATTAAGAAATACAAGACTAGCACACCAAGCAGCTAAGGGTGGCCCACAGTTTGATAGAGCCAAGGCAAGAGCTGAGATTGATAAGCGTATAAAGAAAAACCAATCAAGCTTTGACTCTTATATATCTGACCAGCAAGGCAGGATAAGTAAGGGTAAGACATTTACTAAGTGGAACCCAAAGACAGGCACAAGCAAGAAGTTTGATGCTAACCTAGATAATGCTGTTAAGTTAATGAAAGGCAATATCCGAGGTGGTGAGGGATTTGGCTATGGTGTTGGTAGTATACGCGCACAAGTAACACCTAAGCTAACCAGTATGAAACAGATAACAGACCGTAGAGGTCAGATAGTAGGCTCAGACGAGATGACAATGGTTAAGGAGGGCTTTAATTCAAGACTTGATAACCTTTATGATGATTTATCTGGGAACTGGGCGTTTAGTTCAAAGCCTAGCTATAGTGATTTTGCTGATGGTATAGAGAATGCTGCTAAGGGTGACTTTGGTGACTTTAAAGGCTTATCACCTAATCAGAAGAGCGAGCTTAAAGGATTTTTTAATGAGTTAGCAAACGCACCTACAAACTACTTTGAAATTAAGCCACAGCGAGCAGTGGATATTAACGAGTTCTACGGGGCGGCAGTACCAGAAGGTACATCTAAAGATGTTATAGCTCAGCTTAAAGCTAAAGGTTTAAAGATTGAAAAGTACAAACCAGAAAAAAGATTAGAAGCTATTGAGAAGTTAAATATAAAGTCAAAAGGTAATATTTTCTTTAGTGGTGCAGGTGCGGCGCTATTGTATAATATTACCAAGGATGACGATGAAAAACCCACTGACTAGTAACTAAAAAGGTAACGCGTTATAATGAAAGGACCAAAAACACCACAGCAAGAGACTAATGAAGCGAATTCTGATATCAGTAGGGCGCACAGAGCCTTAGAGTTACTGAGTAACCCGTTATATCTTGAGGCTATTACAGCAATAGAAGCGGCAATGTTTGAGCAATTTAATAGCACCAAGCTGGAAGATGGCGCTCAACGTCATGAGTTGTGGCAAAGAATGCAGTTAATGAGACTCTTTCAAGGTAGATTTGAAAGTATAGTTCAACAGGGCGGCAGAGCAAAAGACACACTTATGTTGCTAGAAAAAAAAAGCAGCAAGAGTAGGTAATAATATTTAACGTCAACAACCAATAGGACTGACAATGTTTGAATTTCAACCAAGTATTTCTGAGGGTGATGCCCTTAAAAAAAGAATCGACACCAAAGCTACGGACTCGCAAGAGCAACCTGAAAATAATGATGTCGTTGATGTGTCGCAAGATGCGCCAATTGAAAGTGAAACTGATTCAGGAGCGATAGCTAATGATGATGCTTTACCGGAAGTTGAGGAGTCAGAACATAGAAGAGACCAACTTGAACCAGAAGCTGATGCGGATGAAGATCTTTACGTTGAGTACAAAGGGCGTGAAATAAATCTTCGAGATGTTGAGGCGTGGGAGCAAGGCAACCTTAGGCAGTCTGACTATACTCGCAAAACGCAAGATCACGCTAAGAATGTTGACGCATTCAAGGTAAGGGAATCTGAGCTTAATGAAAAGCTTTTAACTTTAGATGCAATGTTAAGTGAAAGCACTTTATCAGCAGATGATGTAGCAGAATTGCGAGAGTACGACCCGGAAGAGTACATTAAGTATACAGAGAAGCAATCAAAGCAAAGAGAGTTTATTGACTCAGCTAAAACCGCGACTCGACCTGATGTAGATATGGCAAAAGTTAGTACGGACTTGTTTAACAATCATCCTGAGTGGATGGAAAACGGCAAGCAGAGTCAAGCGTTTAAAGATGACACCAATTTGATGGACAGTTACGCGAATTCTCGCGGCATTGGTCAAGACGAGTTGGCTAGTTTTGATGCTAGGCATTACGAAATTATGCTAGATGCAGCTAAATATCAAAAGCAAACTAATAGTAAAGCCGCTATTGAGAAACAAGTTCGCAGAGCGTCGGTAAGTACAAAACCAAGAGCAGTGACAAAATCACACATAACATCGGATATTGCAGCACTAGAGAAAAAGGTGCGTAGTACCGGTCGGACAAATGATATTGTTAAATTACGACAACTTAAACGACAACTAAATAAATAAAGGAGCCTATCATGGCTGACGTATTTTCTACATATGACGCAATCGGTAACCGCGAAGATTTATCTAATATGATTTATGATATTAGCCCAATGGACACACCATTTGTGTCTGGAATTTCTAAGGACACGGCAACCGCCACTAATCACGAGTGGCAAACTGATAGTTTGCAAAGTGCATCTAACAATGCTGCAATTGAGGGTGCTGACGCAGCCACTACTGTTAGTGCCCCTACTATTCGCTTGGGTAACTACACTCAAATTAGTACGAAAACTCCACAAGTTTCACGTACACAGCGTCAAGTTGACTCTGCTGGTCGTGGTGATGAAATGGATTATCAAGTGATAAAGATGGCAAAAGAGCTTAAGCGTGATCAAGAGTTAATCTTGTTATCGAACAAAGCCAAAGTTGCTGGATCAGAGGTATTGGCACGCCAACTTGCTGGTATTGAATCTTGGTTGGCTACTAACTGGAATGGCTCAGGTGCTGCCCCTACTGGTAATGGCACTGACATTCGTACTGCGGGCGCGTTAACGGCATTTAGTGAAACCAAGCTAAAAGATACCTTAGCATCTTGTTGGGATAACGGTGGTAATCCAGATATGATTATGGCCGGCTCATTCAACAAGCAAGCCATGTCAGGTATGGTTAATGGTGGTAGCACAGGTGCAGCGCAGCGTGTTGTTGATGGTGATGCAGCGCGTGTTCACACTGCTATTGACATTTATGTCAGTGATTTTGGTTCACTTGCTGTGGTGCCTAACCGCTTCATGGTGCAAGAGTCAATCCTTGTTCTTGAAATGGACAAGTGGTGTATGTCAAGTCTAGCTAGTTTCCAAGAAACGCCGCTGGCTAAAAATGGTGATTCAGATCGCGTTCAATTGTTATCTGAGTACACCTTAACCTCTAAAAATGAAGCTGCTTCGGGTATCATTGCTGATAACACCAAAACAGTTTAGTAGGTTAATTTAGTAAATAAAAAAGGGGTAGAAATGCCCCTTTAATTTAAGGCTATAATCATGACTAAAGAAATTAAAAAAACCAAAGAAGTTAAAGTTGCAAAAAAACCCGTTAAGCATACAGCCTTAAAAAGGCTTTGCACTATTAATGATGGCATTGTAAATATTGGTGATGAATGCACCTTGACAAGTAAAGAGCTTGCATTGCTTAAAAAAGCAAAGGCTGTTTAATATGAGTGAGCGTTTTCTTGATGCAAATAAATATACCGGTGTAATTGAAACTTTTCAAAAGCACGAAGGTAAAAGCATTGTTCGTAAGCATCAAAATACGGATGCTATATTTAACGCAAACACTCAAGAGCTTAACAGTCACTCTAGTGGTAACAACTGGGCCGGCGATATGCATAAGGTTGCCTCAGTTCCGTTGATTGTTGTTGATATGTGGCGAGAAGAATTAAAGGCAAAAGGTTTGCATAATTGCAACCCGCTACACAATGACAACAAAGCATTCTTAATAGCAAAGATTAACTCTAGTGAGTGGTCCAAGCTTAGAACAAAGCAAGGGCGTATCTAATGGCACTAACAAATTTTGACGAGCTAGTTAAGCAGGTAACTGATTGGTCGCATCGTGAGGACTTAGGCACTCTAATGCCTGACTTTATTAGTCTCACAGAAAACGCAATGTACGCAAATGAAACGGAAGTTTTGACTGTTCGCAGTATGGAGACTACAAGCACAATATTGTCAACAGGTCGGTTATTGTCATTGCCAATAGGTTTTGAATCAGCGCGAAGTGTTAGATTGCTGACAAATGACGGTGGTGGAGAGTTAAGATTCCAAGCCCCAGAGCAAATGTTAAATCATCCTTTTGCTGGTAGGCCACAGTTTTTTACTGTAATCGGTGACAAAATACAGTTAGATAGAACCCCTGACGCAGAATACACAGTGGAAATACAGTATTTTAAAAAAGCTGATCCATTAACATCATCAAATCAAACAAATGAAATTTTAACTAAATACCCATCGATTTATTTATACGGGGCATTGGCGCAAGTGTTTATTTATTCACAGGATGATCAACAAGTCTCAAAGTACATTCAGCTATTTATAGGTGCTATTAAAGGTGCTAACAAAGCAGACCAAAAGGGGAGGTTTGGACCAGCAATGTCAATGTCACTTGACCGGGGTATGATTGTATGACATTTCAAACAATTCCCATGAGCGTAACTGGTCCTTCTTATCAAAGCAGGTCAAGACCATTATCAAGCCAAAAAACGCAAAATTGGTATCAACAGTTTAATGAGCAGGGCAAGGATAGTTTTGTTTTATTGCCATTTCCGGGGTTGAAAGTATTAGGCGGATCAACAGGTAAAGATCGAGGCTTTCATCGGATGGCTGAAATTCTATATCAAGTTAAAGGTATATATCTTTATAAAATCGACAAATATGGCCACCATACCTTGCTTGGTAATATACCCGGAGAAGGTAGGGCGATAATAAAAGACGATGGCATTAATATGTTTATTGTTGCTGATCTAAAGGTTTGGCGATACTCAACCGATACTAACGCCGTGACTCAAGTTACTGATCTAAATATCACAGGCGCAAAGTCTGTTGATTTTTTTAATAACCAGTTTATTTATACGTTTGATAGATTTTCCACAGTTTCAAATGTTGGTAATGGGGCAGTAGCAAGTGGCTTAAATATAATAGGCGAAGAAACTCTACCTGATAACCTTGTTCGTGACTTTGTGTTTGATGAAGTCATTTACAGGTGCGGAGTGCGCTCAATAGTTGGATGGTATAACTCAGGGGTTGGATCACCACCAATTGAAAAGCTACAAGGCAGAATGTTTAATGTTGGCTTGGTTGCTATAAATTCAATAGCCAAAACTGATGAAGCTTTTTATTGGCTAGGTGATGACTACGCTATATATAGAGCATCAGCCGGAACACATAAAAGAATAAGCACTGATGCAATATCTCACGAATTACAGCGATATGATGATGTAAGTGATGCCATTGGTAGCACCTTTACATTAGAGGGCCAGAATTTTTACATGTTAACTTTTCCAACAGGAAATAAAACTTTTATTGTTAATGAAAGTTTAGGTGAGCAAGGATGGTTTGAATTATCCAGTGGTGCAAGCAATCCATTAGAATCTAAAATATATCAAGGGACTTCGGTTGTTAGTGCTTATGGAAAAAACACAGTTGCTGATGTAGATAACGGTAAAGTTTATACTTTAGACTTAGATACATTTACAAATAACGGCGAACCATTACAGAGGGTTAGGGTTACACAGCCCGTCAACGGTGATTTAGTGAACTCAAAAGGCAAAAGGCTACAAATGTCTTGCGTTAAGTTTATCATGGAGTCAGGTGTCGGTTTGATCGATGGCCAAGGTGATAACCCTAGAGTCATGGTTGAGTATTCTGATGATGGTGGTAATACTTGGCGGGGAGGTTCTTGGCCAAAAGTTGGTCGATTAGGTGAGTTTACTTTGCAGGTGGAGTGGTTTAATTTAGGTTCTTTTTACGATAGAATTTTTAGGCTGTCAACAAGCGACCCGGTTAACTATTCTATTTACTCCGCAACTATTGACTTACGTTTAGCAGGTAAATAATGTCTAATGTTAATCCTCCACCAGCTTTAAAAATGCCACAAATTATTTTAAAGAATAGGGAGTGGCGCGACTACGAAAGAGAAAGAGACACTATTCTTTTTCAGTTATGGAAAAGGACGGGTGGTAACACTGATGATGTTGAAGATTCAAAAAACAACATAACAAGTTCGTCAAGTCGAGTTAGCAGGAATGCTGCAAGAATCAATTCACTAGAGTTGCGGCAGTTTGAAATAGTTAACGCAACTAGTAACTTAACAACAAAAGATTATCAAGTGATTATTTGCAAGAACACAGTGCCAATAAATATTACGTTAGACTCGCAAGCTATCAAAGATGATGAGGTTCACATTAAAAGGCGTGGTGAGTCCGTGGTTGTTATTGGCTTTATAGATGGTTTTACAAATAAAACAATTAATGTTTTAAATTACAGTATGCACCTTATTTTTGATGGTACAGATTGGAGTGAGATTTAATGAGTAATAATGTATTGCCAAACCCATTGCCGGTAATCATAAATGGTCCTGACCCATTACCTGCTTCTATAATAAGTCCACTCGAAACATCCGACAGGGGTGGTGTTGGTATTCCTGTATTTGTACAGGATCAAACAACCGATCCACTAGATTTATTTTTTTTGCAGAAAAAAGTTATTGGCTTGACGCTTGGGGTTGATACCGTCATAAATCAACGTGAATTAACCCTGTCAGCAGGGCATGGGCTAACAACAGCAAACAGTGCGGGGCATGTTATAGATCTCACACACACCAGTGACGGCCATTTTTATCGCGGTGAAATTCTTACCATTACCGGTAATGTTGTTGAAGTTGCTTCGCCTATCTCTGAAATATACGAAATAGCAACAACTAGTATTTTTACCGGTAACAGTAACATGGCTCAAGACTCAGCAACAGGAGTTGCAATTGACGGAAGTGTCACGCCAGTAATATTTTCGTTGGACCCTGAGGCTAGTCAGTCTGGCGATATAACCATTATTAAGTTAGCGACAACATCATCAAATACTAGTGACTTAAGCACTTTTGGTGGCGCTCCCGCACTTATTGCAGGTATGACGTTAAGGGTTAATCGAGGTGATGGCACGTATAAAAACATATTTACATACAAAAGTAATTTTGACATTGGTATTCACGGCAATGACATAAGAACATTTGAGCCAAAAGCTGGTAATACGGTGAAAGGGTTGGTGGCTAGTGTTGCCTTTGCCGGGCAGGAAAATCATGGTGTTACCATTAGGCTTGATGGTGCATTAGGCGAGGCACTTCAAATTATTATTTATGAGTTAATGGATAATACAGCCAGTGGAAATATAACAGTTAAATTTTTAGCTGAAGGTTCAGAGCTACAAGGATAAATAGATATGTCAACAAAACCATTACAGCCTATAGTATTTAATTTTGGGTTAACTGCTGATTGGTCTACGCTTTACACTGTGCCAAGTACAGTTGATACAATTGGTATTGATGCTGTTGTTTTAAATAACTACACAACAACTAGTCAATCTTTTAGTGTTAGGCTGGTTCAAAATGGCGTGCCAAATGATTTGAATGAAGTGATAACAAATGAGAATTTAAGATCACAAAGCAACAACTTAGCACCTGCAATAATAGGACAAGCGTTAAAAACTGGTGGCATCATACAAGCAAAAGCAAGTGCCATTAATGCTATAAACGTAAATATAACGGCAACAGTTACCAATTTGTGATAGTTAAAAGAACCACTGACTCCGAGGTGATTAAAGCAATATTACTCAACCCGGCTATATACGACACCATTATTGATGACAATAGCCCAGAGCCTAAGGATTTTCAACCACCAATGAGTGAAGGCTATCGATATTATGCAGGCTACGTTAATGATGTTATAATTGGCTTAATGATTTATCACCCGTATCTTGACGGTGAGGAATGCCATGTGCAAGTGTTACCTCAACACAGAAAGGAATACGCAAAAAAGTTTGGCGAACAATCACTCCTTTTAATGGATAGAACTCGACCACTATATGCAGAAATACCGGAATTTTATAAAAACGTACTGGATTTCGCTAAATTAAACAGCTTCAAAGTGATTGACACACAGTTAAATAACTTTTTGAAGCATGGCAAAACATATAACACAAAGGTTCTATTATGGGATTCGTAAGACATTTAACGGGTGAGACATCCGCAAACGCCGCAAAACATGCAGGCTCGCTACAATCAAACGCGGCAACATTAAACGCAAAGCAGCTAGAGGCCACAGGCCAAACTCAAATGGCCAATTTGGGATTAGCAGGCTCAGAGCGGTTAAATGCATTATCGCAAGGAGCAGAGGCAGCCGGTGGTTTATATGACCCATACGCACAGATAGGTCAACAAGGCGTAGACCAAGCAGGCTTTTCAACCGACCCTAACGCACAGTTTAATTTTCTACAAAACAACCCACTATTTCAAATGGGTTTAGATAACGCCAACACTCAAACAAATCAAATGGCAGCAGCCAGAGGTCGATTATCTGCTGGCGATACAATGCAGCAATTGAACCAAAATGCCATGCTAGTAGGTCAACCAATGATAGCTGCCCAAAAAAACGCAATACAAAACCAGTTAACTATGGGCCAGAATGCAGTAAATCGACAATCCGGCATATTAAGTAATGACGCAGTAAATAGGTCTAATGTAATCGGAAGTACAGCGGCAAATCAGGCTAAAATGGCTATGGGCAATCAAGCTAATGTTGGTAACTTGTTAGGCAGCGCAGCAGCAGCAACAGCAGCAGGACATGTAGCAGCTAAGAACGCAAAAGCAGCAGGAGCAGCAGGATTACTTAATGTGGGTGCAGGTATTGTTGGTGGTATGTCAGGCGCAGGAATGTTTGCACCGGATGAGTTAACCATGTTTTCTGACCCGTCACTAAAAGATAACATAGTTAAGATTGGCGTAGATAACGGCCACAACATCTATTCGTGGGATTGGAACGATAAAGCTTATAACCTTGGACTAGCAGGCTCAAGCAGTGGCGTCATGGCTGATGAAGTTAAGGCTAAAAACCCAGAGGCAATAACGATGGACAGAGGCTTTATGAAAGTTAACTATGGCATGTTGGGAGTAAATAAGTAATGGCTATCGACCCTAGAATATCGTTAGAAGCAAGAACGCCCGATATAAGCGGAGTTGTAAGCACCTTTCAGAATGCATTGCTGAACGCACAAAAAGGTAGGCAGAATGAGCAGATGCTCCAACAAGCTAACGTAATGAATCCACTGTTAGCACAACAAGCTCAGCAGGGTGTAGATATTAATACCCAGAACATAGCGGCAGCTAGAAATGAGTCTAGATTTAAGGATATATACCAAACAAGCCAAATGCTAAAGCCATTCATCGCAAATAACGATGCGGCAGGTGCCGAGCAGTTCATGCTTAAGAACATATCTAGATTGCAAGATGCAAAGGCTAGAGGTGAGGATGTAGACTTAACAGAATCACTAGAGACATTAGACCAAATTAAAGCTGGTAACTTGCAAGGTGTATCGCAGAATATAACCGCTATAGAGGGCATAGCACAGCAGCGAATGAACAAGGGCATGTCAGCAGGCCAGAGGGAATTCCAATACCATATGGGCGTATATAATGACCCCAAATCTGACACTAAAACTAAGTTAGCGTCTGGTATTTTTTTAGGCTTAGACCCTAGAGTTGGCTCATCGGCAGCGGAAAGGACGGCTACAGACCCAGACCTAGGTCAGGCTATAATAAATCAAGCAACCAACCTCGCTCAAGCGGAATCTGGTGTTAAGGTAGATGAAACTCAACAGATAGAGGACATAAAAACAACACAAGCAGGTAGAAAAGGGGCTATTGCTGCTGCCACCTCTTTTGCCAAATCATCAAATGATAAAATTAGTGGCATAAGAGACTTGACCGATACTTACGCACTAGCAATTGAGCAGTTAGATGCTGGGGCTAAAACTGGTAAGATATATAGTATGCTGCCATCTTTCGACACAAACGCGCTTATACTAGAGAATATAGCAAGCCAAGCTGGCTTTAATATGGCTAAAAGTGGTGGTGGGATTATAACTGATGCAGATATGAAGTTTGGTATGAGAACAGCAATACCTCAAAACCTAGGGCCAGCAGAATTAAAGGACTTCTTAACTAAGAAGTTAGCAGCACAAAATAAGATAATAAACCACCTAAGAGAAGTTACAATGTTTCTTGGTGATGGCACTAAAACACTGCCAGACTGGTACAAAAAACAAGCAAGCGTTAAAAAAGATGTTGATATATTTAAACAGTATGGGCTAAAATAATGGCAACAATCGAACAGTTAAAATCTGCACTATTACAAGCTCACAAAGCCGGAGATAAGCGAGCGGCTAAGCTATTTGCAGATACAATCAAAGGTATGCAAAGCCAAGTACCAGAGCAGGCGCTACAACCAGCATTACAGCCACAGCAGGACTTATTACGAGCGGAGCAAGCAGCTACACCTATGAATGAGGATTTTATTCCTACAGGTGAAAACTTAGCAGCAGAGCAAGCCAGAACAGACGCTATACCAGAAAGAACTCTTAGTGAGTCAGCCATAGGTGCTGGTGATGCGGCACTGACAATGGGATTTGGCGCAACTACTGGCGCTTTAGGTTTTGGTTTGGGTACATTAGAGGGTGCTGTTGGCGAGCTTACAGGTAGATTGAATGAGGGCGAGGGGTTAAAAGTAGCACAGAAATACGCTGAGGCGCTAACCTACCTACCAAAGACAAAGGAAGGCCAAGAGATAGTTAAATTTATTGGTGAAAAGCTAGGTACGCTACCACCAGTATTAGGTACTACTCCTGTAGCCGGATTAAATGCAACTAAGGGCGGTTGGGTTGGCAAGCAAAAATTCGCAGGCAGTAAAAATAAGATAATAAGCTCTATAGCCAATGATGTACCAGCGAATGTACAAAAAAGCTTTGCTAAAAAGCTAGGTAAGGATAGATTTCAGCCACATATATTTGGCATGGTTAGGGAAGCTAGGCGACAAGGCTTTGATGATGGTGTAACTACACTAGTAGCTAATGCTAGCCCAATAACTAGACGCGGAATGATGCGACAGGTTATGAAGGTAGAAAAAGCCAAGGGTGACAGAAAAGCTAGAGCATTAGAGAGGACTGCTGATATACCCGGTGAGGCATTAGTTAGGCAGCATAACTTTGTATTAGGGAATAAAAAACAAGCAGGCGCTCAGCTAGGAAGAGTAGCTAAAAAATTAAAGAAAGAAAGCGTTAACATAAACGAGCCTATAAACTCATTTCTTGATGGCCTAGATAGATTAGGTGTTAAATTTGATGAGAAAGGCAAGCCAAACTATAAAAATGCCATATTTGAAGATAATGCACCCGCTGAGGCTTTAGTTAATACAGTAGTTAAAAGAATCAAGCGTAATGATGGATTTAGTGAGGTTGACGGGCTATCTGCACATGAGTTCAAGAAGTTCATAGACGAGCAAGTTAGCTATGGTAAGCAGGCCGAGGGTGGTCTTGGTAAGGTAGAGGGTGTTGTAAAGTCATTACGTAGAGAGGTTAATGATAGTATTAGCTCTATATCAAAAGATTATAAGCAAGCTAATAAGCAGTTTTCAGACACAGTAACAGTGCTTGATGAATTAGAAAGTGTAGCAGGTAAGAAGCTTGATTTCTCAGGCAGGCATGCAGACAAGGCGGCAGGCACTTTACTAAGAAGTCAAACAAACAATACAGGAAAAAGAGCCAACCTATTAACAGCTATTGAGGATTTAGAGGTTGTTGCTAATAAGTATGGCGGTTCGTTTGATGATGATATACTTAGCCTTTCTATTTTTGCTGAGGAATTAGATACTATATTTGGCACAGGCGCTACCACATCACTACGTGGTGAAGTAGGTAAGGCTGGTTTTGACACCGCCGTAGATGTCAGTCAGATGACGGTTTTAGGTGCTGGTGCTCTTGCCGCTAAAGAAGGTGCTAGGCGTCTAAGAGGTATTAACGAAAAGAACCAGTTAAAATCAATCAAGAAACTCCTAAAAGGGAATAAATAAACATGGCTTACTCACCAATTTCATTTACAGCGTCAAATTATAGAGACTATGCGAATTATTGGCTTAAGGCGTATGCGCCGGGGACCACAACACCAAAAGTCATGTCATTAGATGCTAATGGCTTAGTGTTGGTTGCAAAGTTACAGATTAACGCTGATGGATTTATAGTGTCAGCAAGTGCCTCTTTAGTTACACCACACATTGATTCATTTTATGATTTATGGCTTTTTCCAACTGAAGCTGAAGCTGACGCTAATGACACAAGCAATGCGTTACGTCTGGCTGATAATTTAACTGCTACACAAGAAAACCTTAATACTATTGATTTTGCTACTGTTTCCCATATAAAATCAGGCACATCAGTTTCTGGTGTCGTTGATTTGCAGGTTGGAGATATTGTCAATGCCATTGATTACAGTGTCGGCTGTAATAGCGGCAAGTTAACTTTTGAGGTTGTTGCTGCAAATACCGGCGTAGATGACGGAGGTTCTTTTATAGATCTTCCAGCACAAGGATTGCAGTTGAAGCAGTTTATGTCTGTATCACCCGTTAAGACTTCTGCTTTTGGAGCAATGCGAAACGGAATTAGTGATGATACAGTCGCTGTAAATTCAGCTCTTGCGTTCTTTGCAACATTGAGTAGCGGTCAGGTTCAGAGTTCGTATCAGGCGTCTATAGTGTACATTAACGGTAACACTTTTAGTTTCTGTGGAGTCTGTACAGTTAGAAGCACTATATACGTACCAAGAATGTCGCATTTCACTTTTGCTGACGGCGGTCTTGCTGCTGATAAAGATAATTGGACCGGCACTAGTACCGACTTTCTTTTAAACTTTAACGAGGTAAATTTTACGTCTGGATTTGCATACAATAACGGTGCTTTTAAAGATATACATATAATTTCAAATAAGGTTTGTTCTGGTGTTAGGCTTACGCACTACAATAGGTTCCATATTAACAATGTACATATCAAAGGGTATACGTTAATTGGCTTACAAACGGCAGCTAACCCATCAGAAAACTCACACGAAATGATAACGGATGGCTTGTATATAGGTGAGTACGATTGGTTTGATCCAGCAAGGCTTACTACACCACCAACTGGTACAGCTATTTATAACTATGCACATGATGGTATTTGGCGTAACTTTGTTATCTACAACGGCTTAATAGGTGTTGTAAACAACGGACAAGGTAATGATTGGGGTGATTTCCATATTTGGGGGATGCCTTTGCATACAGATCCAGCAAGTGATTATTATGATGAGGTTCCGGGGTTTGTGAATTTAACCCCTACTGACACAATTGTGCATGACTTTAAGTTAGGTTGGTGTTCAATGATTTTAATTAATCCTTTCTTGTGTGTGATTGATACTTGGCAGTTTGAAAGAGAGCAAACATCAGTAAATATAAATGTATTTGTTTTTAGAGCTGTTGGCTCTGAAATATACCCACAGCGCATTTTAATAAAAAACGGTCTTATACATGTAGCAAATCCGGCAACAGGATCGGGGGAGACAAATTTTATAACTATAGATGAGTCGGGCGGTACATTTAACGAGAATCAGGCGTTGCAGCTTTACATAGCTGATGTAGTTTCTAACGGGGCAGGCACATTAAAACAAACCGAATATAAATGGGCTTTATTTATACCGAATAATGTATCAAGCGTAACTTACGACTGGTCTAACTATATGTTATTCCCGGTCAACACAAGGCTAAAATCTTGGACTTGCAACTCAAGCATATCCTTGTGGATTAAAGCAAGCGTGGACACAACAGCGAAAACAGTTACCTTTACAAATTACACTGATGCTACATTTACAACAACAGCAAACTTTGAGCAGTTTAAATATATTGACTTCACTATTGGATGTGAGAGGGCTTAATGCGAGTTATAAAAAAGCCGCTTGACTAGCGGCTTTATTTTTTACATTGTGGCAATGACACGACTTAATGGGTCTGATGTGGTGTCTTTTTCAATGTCACTTCTTGCAGCGATAACTAGTCTCGCTCGCGGGTTTTGACTAACATCTTTTAATGCCCCTTTACCTATCAAGTATTTTATGTCTGTTCGAACAGTGTCGGCAGTAACATTTAATAACTTAACAAGTTCGTTAGTGACCAGTGCTTTATCTTTAGTAAATTCTAAAAGTTGCTTTTGGCGGTCAGTTGCGTTTATTTCGTTAGGACCGCGCGTATTTATCTTTAAATTAGCATAAAGATCATCAACATTTTGCAAAACGTTTTTAACATTATATCGATCATGCCATTGGCAAACAGTTGATCTACTAATACCCATTTCTTTTTCAACTTCCGGAAAACTTCCAAGCTTAGCATATAGCGTAAGTGCCTCTTTTTTGTCGCTTAAGGTGTAGCGTGACCAAGGAGCGTTTTGTTCCATTTGAATGTTAATTGATGGCGTACCATAAATTCTTCTAATTGCGTCTAACATTTTATTGACTCCAAACAGTGATATAAATAATAAATAAATAAGCAAAAACTGCGGCTACAAACCAGAACCTGTGCATTTTTGCCATTTTTAAAAGGCGTTTCATGATATATACAACTTGTAAAACATCATGCCAGAAACAACCACCCAAGCGCCAACCACAAGGGATATTAAACTGTAAAATAATATTTCACAGTGCATTAAATTTTCAATTAAATTAATCATTTTTTAATTCTCCGATTTTTTACTTTTAGAAATAGGACACCAAACCGACCCAGTTTGCCACTGACAGCCGCGTTCAATCCATCGCTGGACCTGATAGGGCATAACGCCCATTGAGCGGGCGAAGTGGCTAACATTGCCCGCGTGGTTTA